TATAGTGAACTACTTTGCTTTTTAAATTGGTAATCTTGTAATTTTTCATAATATTTATATTGATTAAGTTTGACAAAGATATAAAAATATAATTATATAAACATAATGATAAACAAAGTTATTAACATTTAAGGTGTTTACATCTAGGACAAACTTTATAGCTTGTCTAGTATATTGGTATTAAAAAGAAAAGAAAGTGCCTAAAACGACTATACGGGGTGCTAAAAATAGTGTACTAGCCTAGCTATTTGTCCTGAGTCTTTAGAATGAATGAATCCTTCTACTGCTTTTTGTACTCCACAAAAGCCTTTACGATTATGCCAACTATCAGTACCACTTGGTGAACGCATATATTCTACTGTAACTCCAATGAAGTCTTTAGCGTCTAGCCATTTATATTTTACCTTGTGATGTATATGATGAAGATACCAATATCTGTATTTAGTTTCAGCCCACATTAAAGGTCTATCGTTAGCCATTAACATAGGTAACTTATCCATCTTAGCTCCGTCTCCGTGTTCAAGTCCTATAAGATTAAAACCATACTTGTAATACTTTCGGTGTGCTACTGATATATCAAATGTTACATCTTTAGTATTCCTAAACCAAGACTTCAATGAATGTGCTAAATGAAATCCACTTTGATAATCGTGATTAGACATTGAATGTACTACATCTACAGGTGCTACTTGTCTTAATATCTCAACGCATTTAACATAAAGCTTTAAAGCAACTTCAAAGTGTTGCCACCATTTACCATCTGCATCTTGTGGAGTTCCTGCTGTAGTTGTATTATATACATTGTCAATATGTAGAATATCGTTACCTACGCAAAATAAGACTCTATCTATACTAAAACCTTGTGCCTTACTTATAAGTCCTGTAACGCCTTCTAATACTCTATTGTATGCAATCTCTGTATTATATTCATCACCTGTCTCTAAAGCTACACCTAATTTACCAATATGAATATCAGCAGGATTAATCACTAATAAATGTTCACCTTTAACTCTTTTAATTTCAGGGTATTTTGGAGAATGATTTTCAATAAGACTTTTTATGTCTTTAAGTAAATCGTTTTGGTCAGTGCCATATTGTTCTTTGGTAACTATGGAGAAACGTAAATCCCCTCCCATATTCTGCCAATGCTTAACGCTAACAATATCTTTCTTTTCAATACCTCTATCTTGTAGGTGTATATCTAAAGCAGTATTGCCGTTAATATTTGACAAAGACTTACCCCTAGATTCATTGATTATCTCAACTTCTTCAGGGGAAAGCCTTAGTCTTTTTCCTTCTTTAGACAAACTATTTTTTAATATCTGCTATTCCTTGAGCACCAATCAAAGTAAGAAGTGCGTAAAATAAATTTGTTGCTGTAGATTCATCTACTCCTAAATAAGTAACTAAAGCAGGAACTACTACAGAACTTACCATATACCAAAACTTTTTACTGTTCAAAATCTGTTTTACTACAAGGCTATTAAACCAATTTGAAATTTTTTTCATTTTATTTATTTTTAATTATTAAATTTATATTTTCTCCGCCTAAATTAAGTATTTCTTTGATTAACAAGTCCATAGCTAATACAGAGTTTTGAACAACGTCTTGTTGAGTTCCTAGTCCTACTAGAATACAACCGCTTGTATCTTTAGGGAAATTCCCCCTGTGAAATAGAATGTATTTTCTATTTGGTACATCTTTGACTAATAAGTGTAAGTAATCTCTTGAAGCTGATTCTCTAGCTAATCTAAGTCTTACATCATAAATACCCGCAGGAATACAACTTATATTTTGTTGATTATCTAACCAAGGATTTTCAAGAGTATCACACATTCTTTCTCCATTAAGGTAAAGTTCTCCCAAAACAGATTTATCAGAGAATGTATCTCTTATGAGTAATAAGTTAATCAGTTTTTTTTTTGTCAAATTTAACAAATTTATAAATCGTAAAAGTAATGGCTAATATTAAGGAACAAAAAGTTAAAAGCTCATTACACTCAGTTAGGCTGAATGCTATTGCTGTACTATTTGCTAGTCCTACTTGAAGGCTGTCTTGCATTTGTTTTATTATTAGGCTTTTTATCCAAGTAGGATTTAAGCTTTGTTATATTAATTTGTTTTGGCTTGTAGTGTTTCTTCATTATGAGTAATCTGATGAGCTTAAAAAGTTCTGTAAAGTAAGTCTAGTTCCTTGATTTTGTGGTCGTTCAAGATTCATTCCGTTATAGTAAGCATTTCTATCAGCATCTACATCTGCACCACTTGCAGTCCCATATTCAGGAAAAAGTGTGTTGTTGTTACATAGGTAATCTATCATTCTTTCTAAATAATATTCACCTGTATTTTTGCACTCTTCACGTAAATGCTGACTCTCTTCAGTTGTAAGTGCAGTTCCAGTTTCTGATGTTTTAGAATATATGTTTCCATTTTCAACTTTAAATCTAAGGAATGGAATAGCGTGATACATCGCCATAATTGGTAAAAAATCCCCTATATAATCATCTAGTAAAGTCTTGTATGCTGCATTTACAGGAAGGTTTACAGTTCCTGCTACAATTAAATCTTTTAATTTGTTATTTAAAGGTGTGCCTAGCCGAGTCTCGCACCACAGCTTTTGTGCCTGTCTTACATATGGCAAAAGCAAATCGGTAGAAACATTAAGATTAATTGCTGTAGAGTCCTTTAATTTAGCTTCTGATATAAATAATACATAGCTCATAGTTATCTTGGTTTGTTATATCCGTTATTTTTCATTCTTTGTGGTGCTATTGCTACTAGCTTATCATTTTTTTCAGCTGTAAAACCTTCAGACCTAGCTTTAGTATATCCTATCAATTGTTTACTTGATATTTTACTTTTAGCTCCTCTTAATGAAGTCTTATAGATTCTACGCAAGAAGTAATGTCTGCATTCAGGCCCTCCTTTAAAAAGAAATATGTTATACTTTTGTGTGCCGTCTATTCCAAATCCTTTATTTACTACTTGACTATTAGCATTTACTAAGTCTTCTTTAGTATATATTTTTTTAGCTGCTACCATATCTCTGCAAAACTCTCTGCTTGTTCCTGATTTGTTAGTTAAAAAATTATCAGTAGCATAAACATATCTTACTTTGTAATAATCATTGTAAGACTTATTTACTCCATCTTGACTACTTCTCTTGTTTGGGGTAGCTTTAACTGATGAAGCAAGTTCTAAATTTTTATCAGCTTCTTCATTTAATACTTGCTCAAAATCAAAATCATTATGTTCTCCGTCAACTACCTCTTCATCTATTAACTCCCAATCTTCTGGCATATCTTCTCCGAACTCTTCTATCCACTTAGAAAGCTCTGTAGCTTCTGTGTGCCCTTCACAAGCCATATAGACTGTCTTACCTTCTAATTCGTGTTCGTGGTAGCCTTCACACCCTAAAGTCTTTGCACTAGCTAAGGCTTCTTCTATGGTGTCATAAATAGGCTTTCCGTCTATCATACCAACTTTAGCAAATTCTTCTTTAAAGTCTTCTTCTTCTTGTTGCTCTGTTAAATCAGGCAATCCCAAATCTGACCTGATTTCATCGGTAGTCATAACTTCTCTAATCGTTTCAGAATCAAATTGAATAGTAATTGGTTTAAGCTGTAAAAACTCAACAGGCATATCCATATTATTAACTTGGAATATCTTGTGCAATACTTTTAATATTTGCGCTTGGAACGGCATAACAACTGTATTAAGGAAAAAATTACTAGCGTTCAATAATTCGTCGGCATTTGAACTGAACCCGTTAGCACTATCTAAGCCCATTAATGTCTTAGATGTTACTCTATGACCTGCTAAAATTGAGCTAACTGTCATCTCATTTAAAGCGATATATTGCTTGTCTAAATCAGCAGGACTAATTGGAGTTATTTCAGGTACTCTTGTCTTGTCATCGCTGAATGTTAAAATAAATTTGCCTGCATTATTTTCTCCTGTAAATTTAGCTTGTAAGCTTTGTTCTATCTGATTTCTTTCTTCAGCTGTTGGTATTCCATTTGCGAAACTAATCATATAACTCCCTGAGAATGAATTACTTACATTCTGTAAATGATATTCTGAGACTTTAGAATCTATTAACGCCCAGTTATTACAAGATATGTAGTCAGCCGTATAATAAGAGTTCATATTAGGACTGTAAAGACCTGTGTAAAGAATTTGATTAGGAGAAGTTCTGTCGTTTACATTAAATGCAGGAACTCTATATGGCTTGTTAGTTCTTGTGTTTGCCCAATCTCCTGAAACGTAGTAAGCATTAGTCTTTCCAAACTCGTCAGGACGTTCACATCTAATTTTTTCTACAGGAATGTGATAAATCTCAGCTATCTGAGTTCTGTCTTTAGACCATAAAATGTTAAGAGCAAATGCTCCTTGTAGCTTAAAGTCAAATGCTACCTTTTTTAAGACTTCGTGTAGAGTTTCATTAGAGTTAGCGTTATTAATAAAATTTTGTAACTTTACTCTTGCTTCTTCATCTCTATCATCTTCATCAGTTATGACTATGTCCTCCCCACTAATCATCTCAGCAGTAGCATTCACGATAGCAGCTGTTATTGAACTTGAATAGTAAAGGTCAATAAGAAACTGTGGGTAAAGGTTTCTCCATTCGCCATTAGCGTCGCCGTACTCAATGTAATCCTTTCCTCTAACCTCTTGTACTAGAGGAGCTGTTGAAGTGCTTAAATCTACTGAAATTATCTTATCCATTTTATTCTATTATTAATTCATCAGGGTCTACATCTGTACCTTCTGCGTTCTTTTCATAACCCAAGAACGAATGTACACAATCTACAGGAAATATCTCGTTTATTCCGAAATCAAATTCTTCAGTAGTCATTAGGTCATAAAATACTCCTGAGTAATATACAGGCGGAGTTATCTCTTTTCCATCAGGGTCGTATGTTGCAGGTATCTCTACTATCTGACCTATATAGACTATAGCCTGTGTTCCATTTCTGTACACATCTTGAGTAACTCCTTCTTCAGTAACTACTTGAAAAGTACCTTTAGCAAGTAAATCAGAATCTCCTTCTGCTTTGTCTGTGTATTGTAGTTTGTATATATTCATATTATGAAGTCAAAGAAGTTAATTGAGCATCTGTTAAAGCTGTCTTGTAGACTTGTAGTTGTTTTACTTTTCCGAAGAAATTGTTAGCTCCACTTCCATAATCAAAAGAAATCTTTGTTAAAGGTAATAAAGAAAATGTATTAGTTTTTGTTACGACTTCTACTCCATTAACCCATAATGAAATATCTCCTGATTTATATTTTAATGCGATTTTATTAAAATTATAAGTATTATAAGGAGAAGATGTGCCTGAAATATTAGGTGAACTACTTAATATATCAAAGGCTATTGTGCCTGTACTAAAGTAATACAAAGCAACTGTTTGTGTAGCAGTTCCATTATTCAAACTTATTATACCTGCTGCCGTATCTCCTTCTTGCCTTGCCATCTCTACAAACAAAACACCCTCTGTACTATTTATCAAACTACCTATACCATCTCTTGTGAATTGGTCTTGGTTTCTTGTAACTGTACTTCCTGATGTTGGAATTATACTTGTTGGATAAGAGCCATTTTCTAACTGTGAATATTGTATATATATATTTCCACTTGATACAAAATTACCACTAGAATCAGCAACATAAATTCTAGCATCAGTTATTGTTTCGCTACCTGTTATACTACATCTATACCATCCATTACCGACATTTTCTACATTTGTGTTAGTTGTTCCACTTTCACTAATTAATGTTCCATTTGTCAAATTGAAAAATGCTCTAGGATTACTTCCACCTGTAAAACGAATAAAAACACCATCTTCTGTACCTGCCTTTGCATATACACTATAAGTGTTTTCTCCTGATGTGCTAACTGATATTGTTACATTTGCAAGAGAATTAGTAGCATTAAATAGCCAAGCATCAGTAGTATTATAAATTCCATTCTGACCACTTGTTAAACCCAAATTAGAAGTTACCCAAGTTGTGTCAAATTGATTATTTTGTGTTATTTGATTAGTCCTCTGAGGCTCTGCTAATATATGTGGACAACCTCCTCCTGAGTAGTCTATACGAGGTACGTTATCTCTTGTTACTTCTTTTACTGATACATTGTCTATTGAGCCGTTAAATCCATCTCCAGCCTTAGATTTCAAATACAATAAAGAATCAGTAGACCAAGTCCTATAGTGTGTAAAAGTTCCATTAGAATTCACTTCTAAATTATTAGAACTTCCTCCAATTTGTAAGGTTCCGCTTATATATGAAGACACTGTCAATGTAATTCTATATGTAATACTGTTAACTCCTGATATATTTTGATATAAAGTAGTGTTACTAGTGCCGTCACAATTTGCAGTACCACCACTTATAGTCCAACCTGTACCTTTTGTCCAATCAGAATCTGTTGCAAAATCACCATTAGTAACCTCCTCACTTCCTATAATCTCAGCATAATTAACTAATCCTGCTTTATCTACTCTTGTAGCTGCTGTTGCTCTTGTAACATCCATATCAGCTGCTGTGTATTCTTTTACTGATACATAAGAGATGGATGCAGTTGTTGTTCCTGAATTTTGTATGTAAATATCTACATCTGTT